ATTTTGCCGCATTTTTGCGAAAAATTGAAATAGATTTAATCAAAATAAATAGACGCATATTCACACCCGATACACCCAAGCAAAGCAAAATGCCCTACCATTACACCGATGAGAACGGAATTTACACCATCCACGCGTGGGTGGATACTCCGCCGACCGCACGGCGGGCACGCGAACGAGCATTCGCCCCCGAACCCGAAGAATTCCAAGCGACCGAGATTGACGGCGAGCACATCAACACGGGCATCGGCGTTGGTGCGACGAAGGGGAAGTTGAGTAAGGCAATCCTGCGTGAACTCGGCAAACTCCCGAAGACGAAGAAGCACACGAAGCGGTTGGTGATTGTTGCCGACATTCCCGAGAACGACGCACTCAAGGAGGAGAACGAGAAGATGAAGAAGGCGATGGCGGATATGGCGGCATATATCACGCGGGCGGAAAAGGAGAACGACGCACTCAAGAAGGAGAACGAGAAACTCAAGTTGAACGCGTCATACAACGACAAACTCATCGCCGAACGCTTGACCGATGTCTCATTCTTCCCCTACGATGAGAGGGAGGTGAAGGAGATGATTGGAAGCGAATACGACCAAGATGGGAATTGCGATTGGGAGTTCACTTGCGACGAAGACGAAAGTGCGGACAATTGGTTCAACGAGTTCAAGGAACGGGCGGTTGAAATGATGAACGATAGTTATGGAGAAATGACTTGGAAGGACGCGGTCTATGATGCGATGGGCGACTTTATCGTTGCCGACGGAGAGGGCGGCGTCAAGTGGACTTACTTCTAATCACCCAATACACCCAACAAAACTAAAACTATTCTCAAAATCAAAAACAAAATAAAAAGTCCCCGTAGTTTAGTATAAAATTTTTTTATCATTATAATACAGATGTCGGGTAAAGAGCAAGGATATAAGAATACAAGCACAAGCGAATATTTTTATACTGATATGAAATGGTGGGATGAAATCATCCGCATCCGCAAAGAGAGACAAGAGCAATTCAATCAAAAATTAAAAGAACTGGAACAGAGCAAAATCAAAAAATAATTATATCTCTGTTATGTAAATGGACGAAAAGCGGAAGCGGGGGCGACCAAAGAAGATTGAGACGGAAGGTGAAGCAACCTATTACTGGAAGAATAGAAGTAGAATACAAAAGTATCAACGCGGTTATTATCGCAAGAATAGAGAGAAAATGAAGCAACGCAGAGCGGATTATGAGAAACGCAAAAATAGTGATTGGAAAGGCGAAATAAAAGGTTTTAGTATTGAATATAAACCTGTTATTTTACATTTTGATTAGGTGTTATTTAGCAACATTTTTTTATGCTGTTCTGTCTGTTTTTGGTTCTCCTGTTGTGCTGACTGCGGTTGTGGTGGAGCACGGAGAATTTTGTAAATGACTGATGAATGTGGCGACAATTTTGGTCGCGACCCATCGGGCAATCTTATATCTGTAGTGATGTCGGTCAATACGAAATCCCTACTGACCTGTAAACTGAATGTGCCTGCGGGCAAGTAAAAGAAATCACCCGCACTATAGTTGCGTGATATGTAAGCAAGACACGGCAACCGCGAATGTGCGTCTTCACCACCATAATAAAGCATCTCCATACCCAAGTTAGTATAGACCATCAAATACGGAAAATCTAATTTACTCGGCAAGTTCTTCGCTAAAATGCTCGCGGTTGAGACGGATGGTTCTGCCTGTATCTGCTGTGCTGTCCCTAATCCGTAAAGTGGAAATCGGTTCATATCTGTTGCTGCTGGTTGGTATTCTGCTGATGATATGAATGCTCCCGTTGTAAGTGGTTTGACTATGCGTGGTATATTCTCTAATGGTTGGGTCAACGGGTCGGTAAAGAGTGCGTTATCAAATCTCGCTTGAATATCCCCAAATGGGGGAAGCAATTGTGCTAACTCAAATCCCATTTTATTCAAGAGTGTATTCTCAAAATTAAACTCATTCGCTTTGCTATATTCTGTTAGTTCTGTTGTAGCACTTGAAGTAGAAGATGGGATGATTATTGATTTAAGTGATATGCCTGATAAAGCATCAATAATAGTCCCCTGCTTTTGGAAGATGTTCGCTCCGTAGGTGCTAAATCTTAATGATGGTGATGATGGGTTAGCAATACCACTTGTATAAATAAAATAATTGCTACCCTGTCGCCCGACACTATATATCTGCTGTTCGGGATTATCAGTAGCGACTTTTGAACCAAAAGCGGGATTAGATAAAAATGGATTTCCTATTGTGAGCGGTGTAGATAAACCTTTTATTTCAAAGCGGGATTTTATTGCGTCAAAATTTACTATAGGGTCAACTGCCCCAATCATCCCCATAGGTGCTGCCTCAAAAGTCGTGGTTTGATTTACTCCATTATTGTCCTCCGCATATCGGGTCGTCGCCATCGCCTCGTGGTTCTGTGTATTTTGGAAAAAGACCGCTTTATTGCGGGTGAACGAACAATCCCAACCAATAAACTCTTGAACGGGTAATAAACTACTTTCTATGACTTGTGGTCGTGTGGGGAAGAAGTCGCCTGCTCCTGTATCATTCCCGATGCGGTCAAAGCACAAAAACGCAATATAGGGTTCATCACCAAAAGTCGCATCTCCCGCTTGTGCGAAGTAGGGCATCAACGCAACATCAGCATCAATCGCCCATTTTATATATTCGTTGTATGAGTAATTTACACCATTCGCGTCCGTAAAAATGCGTTCAAAGCGGTCGGGAAAATCGGTGTTTGTAAATCCGCTTGGATAGGGCATATCAACTCCGCCTGTGTTAAAATCCATCATATCCTCAACCGCATCACTAAAAGATGGTTTGGTGGTATCTCGTAATGGGGTCATCTGTCTTGCCTGTAATCCCTCCCTCCATCGTGATTGAACCCATATTTGCGGTAATTCTTGTCCGTCTCCTAATTGAAATGTGCGTGCGTCATATAGAGCGTTTTGTGCGTGTGCGTCGGGTGCTCCCGATGATGGAGTAATCGTGGTTTTTGTAGTAGAAACATATGTATTTGCCGATGTCGCCAACTCTGCCTGTGTCGCCCACTTGTTCCGTTGGTCGGGTGAAAATACTTTAATAAATCCTGTTTGACCTTGAAACTGACTTGTAAATCCTGCGTAAGCACCTTGATATATCTGCTTCACAAAATTATTCAACTCGCCCGATTGGGACTTCTCATCTACATAGTGTCCTATATCCAAGAGCACCGCCATATTCGTAGTATCAACTTTGGATGGGTCTCCTATGGGTGTATTGGGTAAGACGCCTCCCGCACTAACGGGTAAACCATTATCGGTGTTGCGGTTCTCTTCTGCTATTTTAAACATCGCAGCAATCTTCTCCACATTCGCTTTTGTATATTTGATGTTAGTGCGTAGCGGGTAAAATCGTTGGTTGTTTGATGTTGCTACATCGTAAGCGGGATTGTTCGCAGTTGCGGGCACATTTACACTACCGAACTTTACAAGCAATCTTGGGAGTAAACCTAACTCGCCTATCGTTTGAGTTTTAAAATCACCCGTATTTGCGACCTGATTTTCTCCTGAATTTATCTCGTTGAGTGGGTCTGTGTTATTTAATCCGTAAAAAAATTGCCTGAACGGCGATAATCCCTCTACGCGTCGTGGGTCTTCCCAATAAACAGAATTATACCATATTCTATATTGGTCTTGATATGTATTTTGTATTTCTCCATCAGCAGAGACAACATTATCTATCGGCGGATTAGCACATTCATTATCAAAACCAGCGGTAATTTGCTTGAATGTGGGTGTTTCTACCAGCGTGGGCGGTAGGTCTGCTACAAGTGGTATTCCTGTTGCGGGATTGATTGTAGCGTCTTGGTAATCAAAATTTACCACATCTACGAACTGCCCCGCTTTATTGGGGGTGATGAGTTGCGATGAATGGAGTTGGTCGGTGAGCGTTCCCGCTATGTCGGTCGGTGTGCTAAATCCGTTCGGCACAGATAGATTTACCTCCGTTGTGGCGGTAGTCCAAGTAGAGAAGTTGCCTGATAAGTCAGTTGTAAACCCCGCTAAACTGCGGGCGGTATATGGACTTACATTAAAATAAGCAGCAAGACCATTTGCTACACCACCACAATTATTCAATCCCCACCCGATAAAATCCTTTTGTCCTTTGTAAAATCTTGACCCATCGGGCAACATATCCTTCCGTTTGGAGAATGTTTTTGGATTTTTCCACACTATACCAATCGTGGAGTTGTTTGTGGGGGAGAGTGGATTTGTTTGGTTTGATATATAGTATGTTTGTTGTGAGTTAGTCATAATTGGATTTGATAATTTATAATACCAAGTTGCGTCATAAAATTTGGTAGCATCTATTCTTTGAATAGTCCAAGTATCAATAATGCCTGTTGTGCTACCCTCATCTCTCGTGGTTAGAACTTTTAATCTAATACCTGTATCTTGTGTCCCTGCGGGAGTAGATGCTGTAAAATATATAACGCAATCCTCACCTGCTTCATAACCGCCTAATTCTTGAACGGGCGACACACCCGTCGCACCCTCCACAAGTGGATAAAAAAAATAGAATTGGGGATTGGTCTTGTAATCGGTTGGGACTGCGGTCGGTGGGTTTGTCGCTACTCTTGGGTCTATGGGGACATTCGTGGGCGACCATTCCCCTAATTGGCGACACTTTAAATTATCACTATTCGCCACTAAATAATTGTCCTCGTGCGATGTGGATACCGCCCTTCCATTAAAAGTTAAATCACTTGTAAATGGTAGCGGTATCGTGTAATCGCCCGTGTGGTTCACATAATATTCATATTTTAATGTGAGTTCATTATCTTTAAATCCACCTATCGTATCACCTCTAAACTCCATCGTATCCTCTACTTCGTTCCCTTTTGCGTTAATAGCGGCACTTTCTATACTCACAACATCTCCCGCTTTTACTTCTATTCCTGTGGTGCTAACGGAGTTCGTCCATCTATTATTGAATTCGTCAATACTCGTATCTCCATTTTGGTCTATACTTCTTAATCTATTCGCCTCTAAAATGACGCTTTCCATAGTATAATCTATATTATGATTATATTATAGTTTTTATTTTTTAGGCGGAAATCATTATCTCACCATTCTTGATTGATGCGGTGCGTTCAACCATCGCATAAGTGCGGAGAGTGCGGGCAGCAAAATCATCCTGCGTGCGTGCGTAGGTTAGGTCAAGTTCAATTGGTTTTACACCAACCAAGCGACCATTTCCTAATTGGTTCATACCATTAATGGATAAGTCAAGACCTAAATAGTGAGAGCAAGCACGGAAATCACTTGTCCCAAGACCAGTCCCACCATCACCAGCACCAAGACCAGCAACGGGAGCGTGTAAGTCAATTGTGGCGTTGGATATAGAAGATTGGTTCAAGTTAAAATCAGCGGTAGATTTGTCGGCATCAGCATCAAAAGAATACAACTGATTAGGGCACATTAGCGGACGACCAGCGGCAAGAGCGAGTTCGTGATATTTGCGTGATGGCGATTGGAGTGGGCGGTCGTAAATGCGTTGGTCGTTAATGCGGTAGTTGACCTGTGTCTCGGTTGTAGGTGGTTTGGATACATATTCGCCCAAAATCTTACTTCTGTAGGTCTGTGGTTTGTCGCTAATGTAGAGCGAACGCACAACGCGTCCCGACACCGCAATTTCGCGTTGAACCTGTTGTTGAGTAGTGCTACCACCAGCGGGAGCAGCAACCGCCTCAACCTGCGATGTGGTTAAAATTAAATCTTCGTAAAGAAATGCTAAACCACCCTCGCTCTGTATCATAGCGGCGGTTTTATTCATAGTATCATCACTATAATAAAGATGGTCGCTTACGAATTTAATATTGACCTTTGATGGGGTGATTGTATTTGCGGCATCGGTAGCGGGTTCGGCATCACCAAAGCAAGCAACAATTCCACGAGTAGCAACCGAGTTTTGGATGTTGAAATTAATGACTAAATAGACATTCTCCTTCATCGCAAAAAGCGGGAGTTGACGGGACTTCATCATAGGAATAAGTTGCGAAAGTTTGAGTGAATAAAGTGGTGTGGTGCTATCGCTACTTGTAAGACGGCAAAGAGCGGGGACTTCGGCAGCAGAACCATCGGCGTTATACGCTAAATCGCGATAACCGATGCGACCATTACCAGTATTCGCACCAGCACTTCCGTTGTTAGTAGCAAAGCGGTCGCCACACGCTCCCTCCTTAACCATACCAATCTCCGCTCTGTGTTCGGGCGTTTGGAATTGTCTCATAAGAGTATGATAGTGTGCGAAATCTTCGGTGGATGAAACAACCTGACCGCCGACCTTGAGTTGGACGCTATCAATCATCGCGGCAACTCCCGTTGTAAGTGGGAAAAAACATTTTTGCTGTCCTGCGGCACAAGTCGCTCCTAATTGTAAAAATGAACCGCCATCTAATATACCAGTTCTCGGGATTTGAAATACTGCTTGAGTGTCTGTGATTGTGATTGGGTCTAAAACCTCCGTATGGATAGTCATCGTATCAATTGACGGAAGTGGTTGAACCTTCAAAACATCGGGTAAACTATTACTCATCTTATATAATCTAATAACATAAATTATATAATTTATTTTAATTAATTTTTTACTCACCCAATACACCCAAGAATATTTAAACTTTTATGAAACTACGGCGATGCCTTGTGGAGAGTAGACAAGTTGGTTCTTGACTAAAGCATAAGTATAGACGGCGTTGGGTGATGCTCCATCTAAATCACTTCTAATGCGGACGGCGTAAGAAACACCCTTAAATGAAACACCTTCTTTGGAGACATTATCTAAAGCAAGACCAATCGCAAAATTGCGGGAAACGGATGGGTCAGCGGTGAAATCAACACCACCAGCATTCGTGCCTACACTATCAACGGCAGAGAGCACCTGTAAGCGGTCGCTATATAATCTGCTATCCTTCGCACCGAACGCCTGTAAAAGTGGTTGATTGAGTAAATGTTGAGCGGTGTAAAATGGACGGACGGCGTTGATAGCGTTGACCTCAACCTGCGTTGGTGGTCTATTCTCCGTAGATTGTGTTTGGACTGATAATTCATAATCAAGACCCAATTTGAGACCGCCTCTACTAAAGTTAACTTTGTCTAAAATACAGCGAGTTCCGTAAGCATTACCTTTGGTAAGTGGTGGGTTAGCAAAACCATCGTGAGCGTAGTTGTTAGAGTGCGTAGTTGGTAAAAAGTTGTGAACCACCGAGAGCACATTATTAGCGGCAAGATTGAATGTCTGTGTGTTATCACTCGCATTAATGACCGAGTAGAGCGAGTTGTATGAGTTGTATTCAAAAGCACCCGAACCCGCAACCATCATTTTCTCCTGACCCGCAGCATCAGGGACAAGTAAATCGTATGAGAGCGAGACATTCTTGAGTTGGTAAGAAGCACCACCACCATCGGCGGCATTTGCCCCCTTAAGAACCTGTTGGTCGCTCGCAAGTTCAATAACAAACTGAAGACCTCTCATTCCGTTAGTGCCGAGTGGGAGTGCCTTACCCGAGTTCATAACTCCCGCATAAAACGGGATGCTAAATTTAACCTCGTTGTTGATGAGATTATCGCTTGACTGCTGAACGGCGGTCATAAGAGCAACGGCGGACTGATTAGAAGCGTAGTCGTCGCTTGAGTGAGTGGTAGCAAGTAGGGTTGAAATCATCTTCCCATAATTGCGGACTTGCTCTATGGTCTGTCCCGTAGAAGCAGAGTTGATAGCGATGTTCTGTATGACCGAGTTAACACCGATGCGGTCGTTCAACTGAATTTGGTGTGCTCCTGCGTTGTTATTCTTTAATCCCTGATTATCGGGGAGAGTAGTGCCGTCAGCACGGACTACTTTCAAAGTTCCGTTCAAGCGTAGGGATGATGGGCGGAGTAGTTTTGCCTGCGATGCTACATCAAAAGTGATTGTCCCGTGCCCCTGCTTGAATGAGTAAGTGTTATTGGATGGGTTGTTAAGTGGGAAAATTTCCGCTTTCTCAACGCTTTCAATATTCATATCCATTATATAATCTATAAATATAAATTATATAATTTATTTTAATTAATTTTCATCTCACCCGCTACACCCAACTAAACTATTTATAAATCACTTGCCTCAACTCCGTTGTTGGTTATGCTAATGCGGCGAAGATGGTCTATATAATTGTTGAATATCTTAAGTCCTGTGGCGGTGTTCTCATAATCTATGCGGCAAGAAAGCGACTGCTCGCTTAAATCGGCGACCTGATTGTATTTACTAAATGCTCTCGCAATAGCAAAGTTTTTGGCGACCCTGTGTAAAGAGCGGGGCATATTACCCGAGTTGACTAATGCTCCCTCAAGTTGCGATAAATGAATTGCCTCCGCCTTATTTTGCTCGCTAACATTTTGGTTCGCAGTTCCAAAAGTGTCTACTGCCTGTGAGTAGCGTCCAAGTGGGACATTCTTGACTGGTATGAGTTCAGTTCCGTAGACGAACTGATATTGTCTCGCATTATCGGGGACACCCGAAAGTGAGCGTTTGTTAAAATCTCTAAAATCGGCAATAACGAGTGGTTGGACGAAGACCGATTTCACGCGTTTTTGCGAGCACGGAATAAGATTGGATGTAAGTCCTGCGGCGGTGGATTGGTTAAATCTCTGCGTTGAAGAAGTCATAATATCCATAGACACACCGCGTTCGCTCGTAGAAGCACTCATAAGTCCGTTAACATATTGCTCGGGTGGTTGAACCGATAGGCACAAGAATTCTAAATCACTCACAACATACGACGGGGCAACAAAAGCGGCAGTTCCCGCACCGACGGCAAGATTACCATTATCGGTGGAAGTAAGAACGCCCGTCTGTGGAAGTGCTCTATTCTCGGGTTTGTAGAAGACGGGGTCATCACCAACAAAAGTGATGTTTTGTCCGTTGAAGTTAGGTTCGGTGGATACATACTGACCGAATGAGACACCTGTCGCTCTTTGGGGGACATAGTAGATACCCAATTCACCCGCTACATCTGTAGACGAATAGAACCCGCAGATAACACCAAGTTCAACCTCCGTGTCCGCCTGATTAGCAACACTTACGGCAGTTCCGTTGATGACGCGACCAATCGCGGCACGGGCAAATAATTTATCACCAATATCAAATGGGTTGTTAAGATTAGAAGCAGTCGCAGCAAGTTTTACCTGAACGGAGAAAAATGACTGCCCGTATTCAGTTCCCGCAGCACGGGCATCATTACGGACGGCGTTAGCACCAACAGCGGTATCCTGCTTCTCAACGACGGCAGACATTACACAAGTTCCACCACCAAGACCAACGGCACTAACGCTACCATCAGCGAGCAACTGACCCGCATTACCCGCAGCAAATTCACAAGCACGAGCGGCATTCTCCATATCTAACTGGACGCGGAGACCCTGTAAAGCGGCGACGGGGATGACCTGATTACCCTTCATTAGACCCGTATCAAGACGGAACTGAAGTTGTGGAGTAGTTGTGTTAGCGGCACGACCGCCTGACTGACTATCAGCACGAGCACCTGCCCCCGCAAATGCGGCAGCGGGGAGTGCTCCTGATGGTTTGTAGTAAAGATTACCTGATGCCGTTCCCAAGTTAGCGTCTCCCATTACACCATCAAAAAGTTCCCTTTTATGCGATATGCTATCCTGTGCGGTAAATGGGTTTTTCATAGCAACTCTCGCGTTGTAGTCCTCTAAACTCTCTAAAGTTGTAGAGTTAGCACCATCTCTCAAGAGCACATTACGGAAGATAGCGTGTGCTCCTGCCTCTTTTTGTGGTCTAATCATACCTACCGCCTGACCTGTCTGCGGTTTCATCTGTAAATTAAATTTAATGTAGGTCTCACGGGGGTCAACAAATCCTAAATAAGATGGAAGCAAAGTGCGACTAATTTCGTCTGGAATAACATCACTAACAACATCGGGTTTGATAGCGATACTCTTGGACGGGACATATTGCGTATCGGGGGCGTTTTTATACATTATAATACTACTCTACAAAAAATCTTTAATTTAATTAAAATATTAATTTTTTATATATTGCCCCTTTTCGTTCCTTTTTCTATTATCTCTATTATTATTACACTTTTTACACACTACATTTCTAAAGTTATTCTCTTGTTTTGTATGGTCGTGGTCTAAACATTTTCCTCTATTACCCAATCCACCCGTTAATTCACATCCGCATAACTCACAGAACTCGCAAGTAAAATAGTAGTCGTAAAGTTCGCCCATATTCTCGTGGTGAACCCCTCGCGACCGCCATATTGCGATTTTTTGTCTTTTATCCCATTCGTAAAAATTGTTCTCCCGATATTCTTTTACTCTTCTTAAACATTCCTCCCGATTGTTTGAATAATATTCTTTGACCCTCCCCTTTATTGCGTCCTTGTGTTCGTGGTAGTATTCCCTCGCCCGCTTCTTCAAGTCCTCTTTGTGATTTCTATAGTAAATCTGTCCCTTCGTCAAATTCATTTCATCACTCATTATTATATAAGTTCATATAATAATAAATATTCTTCTTAAAATGCGGACATAGACCCTGCTGTATCTTCAACTGACCCATCTATAGATGGGAGTGCCGCCGAAAATTTTGATGTTATCGCCGCTGGTGTTATCATCGCCTCCGCACTTACTTTTGGTTTTGGAGCGGGTGTGTCGGGTTGGAATAAATGTGCTATACCTTCACCAATCCCAACTAAACCTTGAATTATTGCCGCCGCTTCCCCAAGAACGGGGATAGCATCTAATCCTACCGATGCCCCAATATCACTCAATAATCCACCACCGCCTTCTTCTAATGCTTGACCGCCACCCTCTTCCAAAGCACTACCGCCACCTGCGGGGTCAGTTTGGATATTACCACGACTGCTTATTCCCGTGTCTGCCGATGTTGATGTTGACCCTTCGCTACTTGTTCCTACCTGTCCCTGCTGGTTAACATCTAAACCGCCTTGACTTCCTCCATCTTCGCCCGAACCCAAGTTGCGTGCCTGTCCCCCATTATCGGGGGCGGGGTCTCCGTTTGGTCGGTTGATATTACCGCCTCGTTCGGTCGCCGCTTGAGCGTCAATTTTATTCATAACGCTTGATGCTGTGCCCTCTTCGGGTATATTGCTTAAATCGCCAAAAGCACTCTCTTCGGTCGCTTCGCCCCCAAATGCTCCTCGCTGGTTCTCAAATGCCGAGAATGAGAATGGATTTTCACCCTCTACTTCGCCTCCCTGTGCCGCTGGTTCGGGAGCGGAGCGTGGTAAACTTTCAGTATTCGGGTCAACTTGCTCTGCTCCTGCGGGGGGAGCACCATCCATATTATTTAAAAATTGTAAGCGACTGCGTAAGCGAGCACCAATCGCATCATCGGCAACACCACTTCTTCCTGTGAATTCGCCACCTAAACCACTCCCCGTGTCTACACCTTCTCCCATACCTTCCGCTCCTTCCGCTCCTTCGGGTGCTGCCTCTCCCGTTGGAGCATCTTCCGTCTGCGTAGCACCCTGCGGTCTATTGCCTGCGTCGTCTAAATTCTGCTCGCCACCACCATCATCGTCCTCTGCCTCGTTAGCGTCATCCTCTTCGCTCTGTGTGTTAGGTTCTTTAAAATTTTTGTATTTTTGATACATATCCTTAACTTTACCATAGAGCATATGAACTGCCGCCGCACCCGCTATTTCCTCACCCCCTTCTGCTGCTTCACTTGTGTATTTATCACGGGTCTCCTTCAACTTGTTATAGTAAGCGTTTAATTGTGTTTGTGCTGCCTCTTGTGCCGAACTCGCTACATCTTGTTTATAGTTGCGTATAAATTCGTTCGCTCTGTCTACATTATTAGCATAAGTTTCCGCCATTTAAAGTATAGTTATATTTTTAAAAATATCTATTAGAATAAATCCCATAATCAGTTGTCGGTGTTTGTAAATGATTTTGGGTGGATGGGATGGGAGTTTTGACTTGTGGCGTCCATCGGTGCGGAGCGACCTTCATATTCTTTTGCTTTTGTTCTGCTAAAATCTTCTTTCTAATTCTTTCCTCCATCTCCATCTCCTTCCTTGCTTCCTCCTCTTTTTTGCGGAGTTCGGCATCCCGTTTTGCCTTCTCCTCTTTGGCGATTGCGTGTTCCATCTTCTTCAACATCTCGTAGTTATCTAACCACTTCTCAAAATCATCACCCGAACCACCCACTTTTGTATTCTTCTTGGGCGTTGCTTTTTTCTTCGGTGGTTCAATAATTTTTTCTTCTTCAATATTAGTTTTAGTTTCTTTGGGTGGATTGGGTGTGGGTTCTTTCTTCTCAAATTTTTTACCCGTTCTTGCCGCCTGTAGTTCCATCTTGCGTTGTCGCATTCGCTCCATATGTGCCTGTTGCTTCTCACTCATCGGTTTTTTTGCTTTTGCTTGTTCCTTTTTGGGTGGTAAAAATGGGGTCTCTTTCTCCAACCCAATTGATACTTTCTTGTTGTCTTCGCGGGGCATATCTTCAACGGGTTCTATTTCCAAACTGGGTGCTGGAGCACTTTCAAATGTCGGCATTCTATCCATTATATACATTATGGATAAAATAAATTATTCTTAACTACCCTCATCATCCGCAAATGGGGTCTTTATATTCCCGCCACCGCTTAATGTCTCCATAACATTCTCGGGTGCTTCAAAAATGAGTTGGTTAAAATTCTTAAATGCTCTCGGTGGACTTCCCATCAAATCTAAATAGAGTGAGTTGTATTTACCTTCTGTGCCTTGCTGTAATAATCTTATAAAATCTCTATGACTACCATATCTCATCCCTATCTCTTCATACATCTTCATCACCTCCCGTGAGTTCGCATTCTTCCCCAATATTGCGTATTGGATATTCTGCCTGACTATCGGTGGGACTGCCCTGAATAACTGCGAACTATAATATAACAATTTTACGCCGTGATGGCGATATGATGCGGATATTCTAAATAAAAGTGATTTTGGTGTAAGATTGGGGAACGACAAAAAATCATCAAAAATTAGGGCAATTCTCGGGCGGTCTTTAGTCGGTATAGATAATTGATGGTCTAATATAGATTTCAAATGCTTATCACTATATTCATTAAATATGGTTTCTTCAAATTGGTCTAATAAAAATCGCCCCGTTATATCACCCGCATACAGAGTAGATGAATAAATGTATACCATATCAAATTTACCAGCATAAAAATTAGGGTTCAGCAACAGATTAGATATTCGGGTTGTTTTACCGCTTTTTGTCGGGGCACAATCAAGCACACAAGCACCAGTATTTATATCGGGCAAATTAGGATGGAATTCAACTAAATTCTGTTGTAGTAGGGGTTTGACTTCCAACACTTCTAAATTGCTCTCGTCTTCCTGACTTCTCGTCTTCATCTTCTTCTAATATAATACTATTATTTTTTTCATTCATTCTACACTCGCTCTCGCAACATCGCGAACTACAGACCATACGCAATTTCGCAAGTGCGTTCAAAATAATAGTCAATAATTTTATTGCTCGTTCTGTTCTGTTAGCATCCATTTATTATATCACTATATATTAAATATGTTAGATATTTTACCCTACCACATAATAAAAAATATATATTATCAACTTCATCGTCTTTATATGCGTGATGTATGTCGTGAGATAAATACTTGTATTTTTTTTGTTATGTATCGGGAGACCAAAAATCATCCTTATAAATTGTCGTGGTGGTATGCTCGCAATCAAAATTATTATTATTGTCTTGAACTCACTTGCGATTAAACCCCCCACATCCAGTCCTCCGCTTCGTCATCGCCATAGCACTCAAGAGAACTCGGGCGTTTTATCGGTGCTTCAATTGTGATACACCCAAATTCCCGCAAATCTTTTACATACAAATCAAACATTTTTTTCATCTCTTCTTTTGTATCAAAATATACGCTCTCCTCACCGCAATCAAAGTCAATAAACCACTCGTCGTCTTCCTCATCATCGGTGTCGGGAAGAATACCTCCCTCATCACTTCCAAACCATTTATAAGTAATCTCTGTTCTGTATTCGTCAATCTTCAAAATGGTCTCAATCTCCCACAGGCAGTATTGGATGTCTTCCTCCTCTATCGTGGTGAGTTGGTAATCTTCCAAGAATTTATAGACGATGTATGGTTCGGTTGGTTGGTCGGTCATCTTTGATTGGGTTTGTTGGGTGTCTACTACAAAATACACAAAAAAGTATTTCAATTTTTTACAATATTCACCGATAAATGACTTTTATTTTTTTGTGATTAGCGGTTGTAGTATTTTATGATGTTGATTATCTCTTCAAGACCTCCCTTCCACCCGTCGTGGGCGACGCCGTGCCCCGAGCGACGATAATTGACTACGCGGTGCTCCCCCTTGCCTTGCGGAACACCACAATCAAGCATCATTCGTCCTTCCTTCCGCGTGTCTCCGTTCCCGTAGGTCTTCACATACCACGCATCGTCGGGGTAGACACTCCCGCCGTTTGGCGATATATCCAACGGGATATTCTTGGGGAAGTATTTAATGAATTTTTTGTGAACGAGCACTTCAAACTTGAGAATTCCTCCGCGTTTTGCTTTACCAAGTCGCTTGATAAAGTTGCGGACTTGACCTTCGGTCATTCCGTTCTCGTGTTTGTCGTAAATGTTGATGCGGGCAAAATCAATCCAAGTGTCGCCCTCTTCTTGGTTGACGGGCACTCGTGCGTGAGTGTGGTGGTTGAGATAGTGCTGCTTCCTCGCAAGAATTCCTCCTGCGACCTGCGGTTGCTTGCGTCCAGTCGGCATTTTGGTTTTGGTTTGAGTGGGTGTATTGGGTGTGATATACATAAAACACAAAAAAGTAAATCAATTTTTTACAAAATTCACAAAAAAGAATTAATCGGTATTTTGCGGACAAGTGCGTCTATTATGTCCTATTTTACCGCATTTACTACATTTATGCGGACTATGACTAACTGATTTACCCTTTGTTGGATGAACCGAAGAATGCTTCCACCAATACCTACTATAAGTTATAAATGTAAATTGTGGGACTTCTTCACTCTCACCAATATTCTTTTTGACTTTTAATTTACCATCATATCCCACTTCCATTTAGAATTATATACTACTTCCGTTTTAAGTAGTTTATAATCAATTGAGTAAGTCCTTGTCTACCTTTGCCGCTTTACCCCCCATAACTGCGGAATATAATCGGGCAATTCCCCAACGCGTAGCATCCATTTTACCTGCGAGTGATTTACCACCGATTTTTTTGCCGCTTACAGAGCGAACACTCTCGGGATTAGACCTATGTGCCCCACGCCCTTTCTCCACTATCTTAAGTGCGTTAGAGTATTTTATGCCTGATAACCTCGCAATTTTGCGGATACTATTGGATTGGTCTTTTGGTTGCCCGTGCTTCTTGTTAAATTTATTTTTATATGTCTCTACCATATAATAATAAATAAGATAATTATTTTTTCATAATTGCTCTGTGAGCGGCGGCGACACTCATTCCTGCTCTCATCTTCGCCATCATCTTAAGTCGGTGCGAATTGCGTTCTCTGCCCGTAAGTCCTGCTTTGTCTAAATGTCTATCTAATGCTTTTTTTTGAGCGTCTGTAAATGGACGACGCTTAACATCGCTCCCTTGAGCGGTGCGTTCGCGTCTACCACCTCTATCAAAATCTTTACTTGTCTTTTTGGTTGTAAAATCTTCCTCACCTTTGCGGGTCTTACTCGCCATCCCTTTTTTGGGGACTTTGAATGACCCTATCTTCTTATTCCCTGCGGCATCTCTTCCTCCTCCTCCGTAATGCGACGGCATATTATAAAATAGGTAAATATAAAAATTATTATTTATTAAAATGCTTTACCATAAATATTCTTAACTTTGAACCCTTTTAAACTACCTTTATTCTTTTTGTAATAATCGTATACTTGTTTGTTAATCTGCCTTGTAGAATAACCCGCTAATCTTTCCATTTGTCTATCGGTTTGTGCGACTTGTGGATAATCGTTGCGATAATCTGCGTAATGGTCTTCAAGTTGATTTGAAGACATATCATCATTTTCATCATCTTCAATTTCCTCTATTAACGCTCTTTTACTCAATAATTTCTTTTTTGGTTCTTGCTTTGCTTTTCTAACCTGTCTAACTGGATTTTTTGCTTGTTCTGCTTTGGATTTAGTGCGTGGTGGTTTGGGTGGTGGTGTTGTTAAGAGTTTCTCTAATTCTGCTTTTTTCATCTTGGAATACCCCTTGTATCCCATTTTCTTCGCCTTTGCTTTTAATTCTACAAGTGTCGCCATTCTTATCTTATAAAATAATACAAGATAATAATCAATTTTATTTATCGCCTTTTTTTGCTCTTTTTCCCGTCATATCATACGGACGCTCCTTCTTGACTGGGGCATCTCCCGTTCTACGCTTTGGTTGGGGTGCTAACATTTTTACTAATTCTTCTTTTTTCATAACACTAACTTTTGCTCCCGACACTCCCCTACCTCTCGCTAATTTACGGAGTTCCATCACCGACAATTTACGAAGTTGCTCGGGTTGAGTTATCGTTGGTCGCTTTTTAGGGGTAGGTTCGTTGGGATACCTGCCCGTTTGTGGTCTTGCTCCTTTTGTGATTTGAGCGTTTGTCTTATCAACACAAGTTTTATACATTCCTGTTTTGCCTCTACGCGAGTAGCACATCACTCCCTTCTTATCTCTCATCTTATACATTTACAATAGATTTTATTGTAAGTTAAATCTTCTTTTAAAATCTGCTATAGACGCTGCCCGTGTGGGTTTATTCCAAAGTATCCATCTGCTTAACGCTCCCGCAGTTTTGGGGGCACTCCAATTTTCTCTTTTCCTATGTCTGTCTAAATATCTTTTTTTCTGTGCCTCATCCTTCGTCTTGGTAAAATCATCCATACCTGCTGCTCCAAAATGAGTTGTCTTGACTTTCTTACCATTCTCGGTAAATATCGCCATCAACTTTTTCTTGGGGTCGGTGCTTTTTCGTATTTGAACTTTCATCTTTATATATTATGTATATATAATGGTAGAAAAACAAAAAGTAGAATTAGATGGGGAAGAGTTTAAAATAAAACGGGGTGCTCTTAAGCGTCAACTCGGCGTTCCACAATCTTACACATTTAAGCGTCCTGAACTAAACAAGATGAAAAAAGTAGAAGTCGGTAAAACATTTGAATTCAACGGCAAGACCCGCAAAATGACGGGACTACTCAAACGACGCATCACACTTGCTCTCGTATTGATGCGGGGTTCTAAATAATTATCTACATTTACAACAACATCCACAACACAATCCAAGTAAATAACTGCTACCCCCAATAATCAAGTAAAGATATATATCATCCATCTATTCTATATATAAAGAATATTCCATATTCGTATGGGGTGAGTGGAGCATTTTTGCTGATAATTCTTTTCTTTTTCTCTCTTCGGGTGGTAAGTGATGAGTGATGAAAGCGTGGCGAAGTAGTTGCGTGCTTACCTTTTTACCTACTTCTGCTTTGAATATTTTAACTAATCTTTGTGTTAATGTATTCGTTGATATGGGATTTCCCGTCTTATCATTAATTAAAAATCCTGACTTATTATAATGAAGATAATCCTCCAATATTGGGCGGAGTTGTTCGCCAACTTCTATTATCTGCTTCCCGTATGTCTTCTTCGTCTTATAATCGTTTAGTATAAATCTCATCTTATCATCATTCACTAAAAAGTTGTGTTCTCCGTCATCTTCGGCAATATCGTCTATGACCCGCATTAATGCGTAGTCATTCCTCAACGGCGGGTTCGCCTCATCGGCAACATACAAACTCAAAATAATATAATCCTCATAAAGCGACTTTTCATCATAATCCATATCCTCTTTTGGTAATCCAAAGTAATCTAATTTTTTCTTAAGACCTGCGTGTAATGCTTGTATTTCTTCCCAACTCATCCAATTCTTCGCCTGCCTTGCTGATGCCTGCTGTGGTCTAATTTTTTGTTGATGCTGTTTCTCCATAATTAATGTCTCCAACACCTCCGCATATTCATCTTGAACCGAACTAAATTCGTAGTCGTGTAAAGCGTTCCACGCTTCAAAAACCGATATGATTTGTCCCAGTTTAGTTCTTTGGGTGGATTGGGTGAATTCCTTGTTCTCAAAATAATCTAAAACACCCTCCACATCCAACAAGAACTCAAAATCATCTATATTGTGTGAATATATCTCGCCTGTTAAATACTTACCGATATTATGAACGCAAGTAAAATATGTTATAATTGATTTATCACTTATGCGTGGTCGTAATTCCTTAATCTTCTTTTTTACCTGTGCTTTGGTAATCATTATATATATAATATATATTATGATTAAATTAATTCAATTTATTCTTATGACCCTGTGAATTCTACTTGTCTGTCTACTTGATTTTGTATCATTTTCGCAAAACGCTCCATTCTTGCCTCTTCTTGTAATTGCCTCTTTGTTTCGGGGTCTTCACGGATTTTGAATATTGCGGTCGTTTCTCTCTTTAAATCTTTCGCAAGAGTGCCGTCAGCGTTGCGAATTAAGATTGTAAGTTGATTGATTAGGAGTTCCGCTTTGTTGTTAATATCTACCCAATCCAAAAATGGACTAACATATACTAATTCCCCAGTATTGCGGTCGCTTGTAAATTCCTGTCTTGGGATGACTGCGATGGTGTTCGTAATATCACCATTAGACGCTGCGTTGTTATTTACTGCTCCTTGTAGTAAATCCGTTCTTGCTCCTTCATAAGTTCTAATGTTATTCAACTGCGGGATACTGATATGTAATGTGGTGTCCCCCGAAATTGCGGATGGTTGGATTTGGTTAACAAGAACAAACGGGTAAAGCGGAGCGGGTGCTCTGTCGGGTGTAGAACTTGAATAATAGTAATTTGGTGTGCCTGTTGCCTGTCCCCGCAAAAATCCTAAAAGTTGTGCTATAGATGCGACAGATTGATTATTTGGTGATGGTTGACTATCAAAAGTAATGAATATGGTTCTTGGTAATTCCTCCACTAATGGGGGTGCGGCAACACCCAACGGAGTATGAACTGCTGTGCTAACTTCATCGTCAATATGTTCTGCCGATAAATCGGGGAGACCAATTCCTAATCCATTTGCGTCTAAAGTGGGTGGATTGGGTGAGACCTGATTTTGGGTGAGATTGTAATATCCGTTGAGCGTGTAAGTATGATTATCAAGAACACCATTAATCGCGGCACTACCCGTCCAAGTTGCCCCTGCTCCGTCCAAGTTATTAATAGTAGGTGCTGCTCCCGTTGCGAGTGTAATTGAGATTGTGTGCGATGCTACTGCTCCACCTGCGGGCAAAGTTGCGGAAGCAACGGCATCCCAGTTCACCTGCGACCTACTTAAGTTGCCTAATGCGTCAAACTGCGGGCGGCAAAAGTAAGTGTTTTGTAATGTCTCCGTTGCTACATCAAAGACCTCCACTTTAAGCGGGTATCCGTTATTAACACTCCCCGAAACAACTCCCGCAATATCGGGGTCATCGCCGACTAAATTCGTCCATCGGGCAAAGAAAACGCCGCCACCCTCACTCCAATCATTCCCGTTATCTAATCTATACCATATTAAATCTTGATTGTTGCCTGCTTTATCGGTGGTGAGTGTTGGGATGTATGCCGCTCTTGACCCTCTTACAAAAGAGTTGGGAGTGATATTCTGTTGCTCTGCTTGAATAAAATTGTTGTCGCCAGTAAACATAATAACACCCGTGTAAGTTGTTGTTCCAATAGTTATGTCCTGTATCGCATTAACGGGGGGTGGGGTTAATCCCACCAAACTACCAGCACCCCCAATCGTTCCGCCCGTTCCTGCGGGAATTTGTTGTAAAGTTCCAGTATTATCAAAATATTCTAAACGGGCAATCCAGTTGCCTCCCGTATTTGAGACACCTGTTCCTGAAACAGATTGATTTGTTATAATTGTTATTCTAAAATCTCTAAAACTTGGTAATGCTCTCACGGCAGATAATACCGATGATGGGATAATGCGGAGTAGACGCTCGCGTCTCCATCCCGAACTACCTGCGGGTCTTCCTCTTACATATTCTAAATCGTGTATCTCTAATGTATCATCTTTGACCTGAACGCTAAAGTCCTGTAAATTGCTCGCAAAATTAAATCCACTATCATCTGCGGGCGGTGGGTCTCCCTCCGTAGTTGTAAGATTGGAGCACACACCTACTCTAACAAAATCAACTTGACCTGCGGTATTATTTTTAATTCCACTAACAGAATGCGAACCTCCGTGAGTAAGCATACCTCTTCTCATAAAACAATCATCGCCATATTCTCCGCCGACCTCCTTGAATTTGATTGTTGATGAATTATTTGCGGTATCATCATTTACAATTGTAAATCTTGTCGCAGTCCCGTTGCTCGTCCAAGTTCCGCCCTTCGTATCAAAAGTCGCCGAAACGGGTTCGGTGGTAGTTATCGTAAAAGTGCGGGTAGGGGCGGGAAAAACGGCGGTTGGGTCTTCAGTAAAAAGACACTCAAAACTAAAGTTCTGCTGCTGATTTACGGCGTTCATCGCACGGGCAATTTCGGTCGCTAATTCACTTCCCGTGTAAACACCAGTATTTAGCACCGCTGTTCGTTGTGGGTTATATGAACCAGTTCCCGATGTGCCTGCTTGTCCCCATTTGAAAAGTAGAACATTATTTTCTTGGGTAATCTCAAAAGCATCTGTATCCCGAGTATGGATAAATTTCTGTAAACATATCTGCGAATTTGGTTTGATAACTATCGGTTGTGGATAGTTATTGTCGTAGTGCTCGGGTTGGTTGGATACCTTACTATTCGTAGTAATTAAACTCATACTTATAATATTAATTATTATAAAATTTTTCTCTCTTTAATTATATAATGAAAGTAGAATGCGATTGTCGTGAACTCAAAAATAATTATCTTGGTAAATCCTCTATTGAACCTTTACACAAAAAAATAAAGAGAGAAGCACTTGAAAAGAAAAAACAGATAAAACCCGATGCTGTATTCAAAAATTATAAAAAAGGTAAAGCGGATAAAAAAATGCGGCACACCCGTCCGCCTAAATCAATTAATAAACCTCGCCCCGTTTTTGATGATGCTTTTGTATCTCCACCCGAACTTAAATTTTTTTCTTAAGACCGAGCGTTGCGTCCAGTCAAAGTTATACTCTCACGCTCCATTTGCTCTTGGAGCGAACATTTGATAAATTCAATATCTATTCCCGCAACTTTGGGGCATACCATATCTTTCTTCTTCTTCAACCCAGCAATTTTACCCTTGTTGAATTGATGGGTTCGCACTTCCGCGATATGACCGCAGGTCTTCGTCCGTGAATGCTTCTCGTAAAAATGCCGCGTCGTCATCGGTTTTTTACAACTCGGGCATACCATATACTTCTTGTTGCCCTTTGCGATTTGCTCGTGGATTTGTGCGGGGGTCAATCGCGGACGGGCGATGCGTGCCGCCGCTTGCCGTTGAACCTCCACAAAAATCGTTGTGCCTTTGATGTTTTTGATTTGCTTACGGAGTTCCGCCATCGCATTCATCATAGCGAGATAGTTGCCGTCGCTCATCACCATCCCTTCGGCGAACCGCACATCGTCAATCAATTCAATCATAGTATTCATCGGCGTCATAAAAGCACTTGCGTTTGCGTGGGTCTCTTCGCTCACTTGGATATTCGCCATCCTCCGTGTAATATACACTCCGCAAAGATGCGTAAATTCATTTCAATTTTTTACATAAATACACCAAAAAAACCCGACAATAATAAATCAATTCTATATGGGATTTTTATTCAACCAATTCATCAAAAAATAATTCGCAGATTAGTATTTTTATATCGGGTTTATTGGGTGTAGCGGGTGAGTATGACTGACTTGGTCTGTTAATAAAATGATATATTTTTACTAACAGAGCATTATCGTCTAAATTCCTACACCCGACGGATTGGGTGAATTCCCCCGATGAGTGGGGGATAAAATAATTTATGATTTGTGTTATAGATATTTACTTAAATTCCATCGCACTCTTCCTCACTATCGCAATCGTATTTAGGTGTGATGCCTATCAAAGACCGACGGATGCGTGTCCCATCAACGATTTTATCTTGAATATATCTTCGCTTGAGTTTGTTGTTCTCTTTAATCATTTGTGTAAAGTTATCCGCACTAATATTTTTGCGATTGAATGTATCCTTGTAGAGAGTGCGTATCTCTTCAACACGGACAACATCATTATTGTTATTTGTAAGATTGTAATTATCCTTGATGAATTGGTATAGGTCGTTGCCCCGACTAACCCAATCAAGAACATCCTTCCGCATCTCGGGTGTCTCAAACTGCCGCAAGTCAATTCCGCAACTCATATCCATCTCCTTCATATGCTCCATAAGTAGCGGGACAAAAGCACACCAATTTTTATTGAACCAATCACGCATTCGCACATCCGCCTTGAATGTCGGGCGTGGTGGATTGGGGTCATTATATTCTTCGGGGTCTTCCGTAAAATATGAATTGAACCGCACAATAACAATTCGGTCTTCCAACGATGTTCCGCTATCGTTGAATGGGATAAGTCCGTTCAATTCGCAGATATAGGAACAAGTTAAATCAATATGGGTATTGTTTGAATAAAGTGCTCTTGCCGAGATTGAGTGTTGACCCGTCATCAATTTAATTTGCGGGGCATTAAACTTCTTGCCCTTCTCGGGTTCACCAAAAATCACCAATCGCTTATCTTGTAATTTTGCGAGTTCGGGATTTGCTCCGCCGTTTTGCCGTGCTCCCATAATCTCCATAATGTTCCCATCAACCGCAAGTCCGTTGCCGTTCTTTTTGTTGATGCCGAGCACCGCCTTCATTAGGTCGCTGAATTTTGATTTGCCGTTGCGTCCTTCGCCAAAAGCGAACACAATCTTCTCGGGCATAATCCCCCAAAGTGCGGATACAATAACGCTCATATAGGTCTTGTAGTTTGGGTCGTCAACCAAAATCTTACGGACTTCGGTTCGCATCTGCTCTACTGCCTCCTTGCTCGGTTCTTTGTAAATCGTGCCCGTGTGTCGCGTAATTAGGTCATCTCGCGTTGCCCGTCTAAATTCAATTGCCTCCATATCAAGCACGAGACCATCGGCGAATGGGAGTAGATGCGGTTTTGGTGTAAATTCAACACCCTTCGCCGTTTGTTCCGCAAGCACCATTCTAAACATTTTGTAAATGTCGTCAAGCACTTTTGCGGTCTCAACCTTCTCCTTTGCGGATGTTATCATATGAATTTGCCCTCGCACCTTCGTCCACTCTGCCTCGTCTTCCTCTCGGTCGCTCTCGGCGAGTGCCGCAAGTTTGGGGTGTAGGTGATTGAGACAAGTCGTATAATGAGTTTGGAGTGCGTCCATAATCATATACTTACAAGTCGTATCGCCCTTCTCCAAAATCTTCCAGTATTGCGTCTCGGCATCAAGCACGACATCGGTCTTACGCAGTCCATCCCACAACACAACATCGTCCAGTAGGGACAACGCGACTGCCGCCATACCAAAATTGGATGCCTCGTAGGTGTCGGGCAACTCAATATAAAGTTCGGTGAACTTTTTGGGGTCGCTCGCTTTTGCGTAGTAGCAGATAGTCGGTAGTCCGCAAGTTTGCTTACCCTGATAAGAATTCCACGCCGTCTCAAACGCTTCATCGGTGATAGCATTCTTGGGATATTGCGGGGTTATCATCGCCTTCCGCACCGCCTTTTTGATGCTTGAATATTTAGAACACGCGATAACAATTTTGATGTAGTCGCTGTAATTGTTCTTGTATTCGTCTTTGATGATGGCGAGCAACTTCTTCACGAATTCGGGTTTGTCCCCGCCTCCCGCTTGCTCCTCCGCTTCTTGGCGGAGTTGCTGAATGAACTCGGGTTTTTTTGCTTCCTTTGTTTGCTTCGCCTTCTTCTTATCTTGCTCTTTTACAAGATAATCAATAAACTCGGGCGGGAACGGGATTTTGATTTTGTCTACGGCAATATGAACCGAATATCCCGTCGTCTCGCCGTCAAGCAACGAATAGCGTGTCGGCGGAGCG